TAAACACTGCACGATCATATGCTGTGCGATGAAGTTCCAGAACTCAGGAAAGTCAATCAAGTCAGACTCAGTCGCAGGGATCGCAGCCGATCTAATGTACCAGCACAACACTCGAGGCTCAGTCACGCTGATGGTGACCGTGACGCCACTTGCAACAGCGGCCTGCGTCAGCGTCATTGCCGTGCCCGATACGTCTTGAATTCGGGTGCCGGTTGGAATGCCTGTGCCTGAAACATAGTAGCCAACCTGTAGGTCGGTTGTTGAGCTTAGGTTTGTGACCGCAAACGAGCCAAGAGTCAGGTCACCCGTGGTACTTGTGGTGATCGATGTCTCTCGTGACCTGGGATAAAAGCGAAGCTTCGTACCAGATCTAGCGTCGTTGTTTACGTGCATGTAGGCGTAGTCATCGGCTGGCTCATAGCGATCCATGAGTGCGCCTACTTCAAAGCGCGCCTGGATTCTAATGCGCGGTATGTCGTAGACCTTAGAGCCCGTGTTGTACACAAGGCGTAAGATCTTGTTGCCGTAGATGTTAGCCGGCATGTCGTAGTCAGCTTTGTTGGTTGAAAGCGCGATGGGCGAGTTGGCCACAAAGTACTGGTCCTCAATGTTGAGCTTGTGTACTTCTGCCTCGCAGAACTTAATCGCCTCTTCGCAATAAGAAAGCAGTTCATCTGAAGTGATGAACGACTCCTCTTGAAGATCAAGCTTCTTTCGAACAAAGGTGCTGATAAAGTCATATGTTTTATAAGAACTCATTGTTGGTATCTCCCGGCAAAAAACCTGACACTGCAGGCCCCCGTTGTTGTGATGCAGAAATTGGTTGTGGTGAACTTGTCATAAACAAATGTAATATCACCAGCACCAGTCTTAAAGGTCTGAATAATGTCAATCGGCTGAAAGCCTAGGTTGTGCGGGATCTTTAGCTCAGTCTCAGCTTTGTTGAACTCAAACTCATAGTGCTCAAAGTTCCCCTGAAGCAAAGACACCCCGCGAACGTAGTCGATGATCCACTGAAAACACTCACGAGTCGTTGGGTCCTGAAGCCGCTCATAGGGCGGTATTCTGATTACGATACTCATATAGAGTTCTCACCCTGATAAGGAGTTTGGCTTGGGCCAAGCACTTCAAAGAAGATCGAGTATTCAATCAAGTTGATGAGAGCCTGCTTGATAAATCCACGAATAGCCCATGGCTTATTACTGCCAGTGGCAAGAGCGCCGGTCGGATCATGAATCGTGATCTGTGATGCAGAATCACGGGATACGATGCGGTAGTTTGCCGTGTAGTTATCTGACTGAAAAGTTATCCAATAGTTAAACACATCGGTGTACCAGGTGTCAGATGGCAGAGTTACCGTGAACAAGTTGGCCGAGCTGCCGGCTGCGATTGTCGCGTTCTGCAGGATAGTCGAGAAGTAGATGTTCACAAAGGCCGGCTTAAAGCCGATCTGCTTGTACTCACAACGAAGCTTGCCTGCAGGGAACCTACGCTTCACATCAATAAGTGTTCTAACAGGAGAATAAAGGCGAGGATCACCATAAGGAATAGAAGGCGTTCCCCATGGATAGAATCGGTCAAACTTAATGTAGGTAAGATTATGCTTAAAGTCGTTATCGTCATTCTCGCCAGTGATCTGAAGGGTCATGAGAGCGTTGATGTCCAGGCGAGGGCGAGCCTTAGTCAGTATCGTGTGAACGTACTTCCTGTTGGTTGTTGTGCCGAAGTCTAAGAACGCGCCATTATATGAGTAGTAGATCGGAAGCGATTCAAATACCGTAGGCGCTGTTGTGCCACTCGGGTCAATCCAAACATCTTGCGGAGTCTCGATGTTAAACACGGTGGTAAAGCCGTGCACATCGCCCATCTGCAGGTTACCGTTAGCAAAGACAACCGCAGTCGGTAGGAAGTTACGAAACACCGAGTACTCGGGCTCGTTGTCTACAAAAGAATAGGTCTTGCTGCTTTGGTTTGAGGCCGCGTAGTTAAGCTTAAACTCAGTTGAGTTAGTCACGGTATCAACAAAACTGCCAGCCTTAAGCGGTGCAGTCGGTACATCTCGGTAGGCAAGAGCCCCCTCGTCGATGCCTGTGGTATCGGTTACCGTGACAGTTGCGCCTGAGTTAGTTCCGACTTCAGCTTCAACGACAGATCCGGCAAAGCCTGATGACCATGTCGTGAAACATCTCTTGCGCAGGTCAAGGCAATATAGCTGAGCGTTGTCGTCGTCATACGCCTCATCTGAATCTTTCCACATGGCCCACATCACGCGCTGATCGGTAAGATCAAGTGCGCCGTAGACTCTCGAGCGCTTTAGCTCGGTATCGATAAGGTCTTTGTATCTGACTCGGAACTTATCCGACAATGGTGTGATGTTGTAGCCATCAGTAAAGTAGAAGCCATCAGAGCCCGCAAAGAAGACGCCCTCAATAGATTGCACAAGGGAAAGGTGATTGATGGCACCAACCGAGTCGGAGATCTTCTTGGGGATGATACCGCCACGGCCAAGGTCATCAAAATAGCCGTCAAGCCTGTAAACAGAATTTGCGCAGAACACGAGTGGAATGGACTTAACCGAGCTTACACCCGTGATCGGCTCTTCCATGTCAGCGTAGAAGTCAGGCGGCACTGAATCGGGATCACCCCGCTTGCTCTGCCAGATTCTCTGCGGCAGCGGGTCTATATCAGCACCGGCTGAATCAACCTCAATCCCGTTGGCATAGTAAACAAAGTCAGATGTACCGTGAACGTACTTAGCCTTAGGGGGCCTTGCGTTATCAACAACACCACCCTCAGTGTACATGAGCGTGTTTAGGATGAGCGAGTTATCAGAGGTTGAGTCTGCAAGACTTGTAGTTCCGTTAGTCACTTCGCCCACGCGATAGAACACGGTGCCACCATTAGTCGTGCGGTAGACTTCAATCTTAAGGTTCGTTGTGTCGTAGTGCTCGCTTGCAGCGTTTGCCAGAACCGGGATCGAGGCAACTGTGATGCCAGGATTGCTGGCAGGCGTCGCTGAACCGATGTTCGTGAACTCTTTTAAGGTAGGTGCTGAGTAGTCGATATAGGTCACATCACCTACGGTGTACTCGTACTTAACAACGAGAGCGTAAATGTAGTTAGCGCCACTGCCGCCAGTCGCTGTGAACGTGTTTGCGATATTAGGCAGGCCCGCTGTGCGCAATTGAAGCGCGCCAGTTGAGTCCCGGTAAACCTTGATAGGCTTTTGAAAGGGCTCGTTGTGCGTAAGGATTGTGTGATCGTTCCAGTCAGCAAACGAGAACATGGTCTCAGCATCAATGCCCGTGAGCCCTGAGAAGGCATCCGTTGTAGCCGGGCCTTTGAGTGTGGTCATAGCCGTGCCGTTGTCGTATTGAATCGTCTCTCCGACGATCTTGAGCATTGTGAAGGCGGCACTTGTGCCAGTCTTCTGCGGGCAAAGAAGCGAGATGCGCTTAGTGCCAGCACTCGTTGCGACCTGGGCGCGGGCTAGGCTTGACGTGAAGTCAAGCGTTCGTCCCGGGCGCGTGATCAGCTTCTTGTACTCATCAACGATAAAGTTGTCCGCTTGCTCATACTCCGAGGGCTGTGCGCCAATCGGAAAATCAGTAAGTGAACCTGAGAAATCATCTATTGTTATCGTCGCCATTTTTTCTCTTCTTATAGTAACTCAAGTCATCTTCGATTCGAATCTGTGACTCGCGGATAATACGTAAGTCTTTACGAATTTCTCCGAACTCTGTCGCAAGTGATTGCACATCTTGGGCGGCCTGCGTTGCAACATGGTATGTGGAACTCATCCAAATAACAGCCCCAAGCACGCAACTAACAAGCCCCGAAAGAATCCCGACAACCCAGCCAAGCGATATTCGTGTGTTCTCGTTGATGTCCATTAGTTCACCAGAAGATGTCTTCTCCCTTTGTTTAAATGTGAAAAATAGAGATCTCTGATTCTAGCGTACTCGTTAAATAGCTCTTCTTTTTGCGAGTGCGAAAGGTCTAGCTGAACAGACTTCTCCCAAGCCTTATAGGCTGAGACAAAATCTTTGAGCATGAGAGCGTCTTC